TTTCGCACTGACTTGCGCATGGCTTTTATCTCGGCGGGGGAGGTGTTATACACTTTCATATCGAGCCCCGCAACCATTACATTCGTAAATCTCTTGGTGCATCTTGTCTGGCTTATGAAACAAATTACAGCCGCATTCGCAGCGAAATGACTTGCCGCCAACTCGCGGCATAAAGTTTTCAAGACTCCCGTCTGCATTCGTTACTGCATCGGCGTATTTATCAGCAACAGACTCAGTTCTCATCCCTTCTCTCCTTCCGGCGCAGGGCTGGGGGTGGCGAAGAGTCGAGCCAACTCGGCATCAGCTGTGCTTGTAATGTTCAGCGGGTGGTCGTCTGTCCACTCGCCAATATCACGTACTTCGATTGCCTTCACTTCTGGCGCAATGCATCGGTTCGGGTAGCGAGCGTTTTCAATGGCGTTTTTGATTCCATCCGCGCCGACTTCATCCATGTCAACAACATAAATTTCAAGTTTAAATACCTGCATCATCTTCTCCAGTTTGTTGGCGGCCAGCCCCTTGCTAACCTGGTACCACTATACCACAATTAGCGCACAGCGTTCGCCTCTTTCGCTTCTCGCTCCAAAATAACCACCCGCAAAGCCTGCTCTATCCCGCACCACATGCCGGACTGATCAGCCTCCAGCTCTTTAATCCTGGCCCGTGCGTAAGCCCGCCAGCCGGGCATGGCCTCTAGCCGGGCGTAGTGGTCTAGCGTTGATTGGAAGGTGGGCAGCATGCTGTGATGATCTGCTTGGCCTTGGCTAAATCGGGCTTTGATACCGGTTCGCCCCGGGCATTGCGGGCTATCAGCTTGCGCGCACAGTCGATGATGTTTCGGTGCTCTGCGATCATGATTCCCCCAGTGCTGATTTGTAGCATCGTATTTGATTTGTGTTGATCGGCTCCCCTGCAAGATGCCGCGCTTTCAAACGGTGCGCCCAATCCTTCATGCCACATGCCACCGCGCCGTCCTTCAACTTGCTGACGATTGCCGTGACTATTGCCGGGTTTGTTGGTGCTGGCAGCGTCAACACCTCATTTTCAGCACTCGGGGCAGATCGGCAATGATTGCGGAACTTGACGGCATCAGGCACTGAGTCGAGCGGGTTTTGCAGCGCCCAGACAATCCGACGCTTGGATGCTTTCGAGTTCATGAAGTGGCTTAATTGATACCCCCATACCGTCTTAACCATGCCTATTGGAGCCGTGCCCAGTGAGCGCTGCCATGTAGCGGGATAGGTGGCCGCGAGAACCGAAAAAACGTGATCTACGGCAGCAGCTGCATTGTCGGAGTCTCCAAACACCGCAGCGACAATTTCGTCAGGGGTCATTTCGAAATCCTCATGTGCGGAGTGGCCGCGTCAATCACGTGCCCTGTGTTTACCAAAAGTGAATACTCGGCTTCCAGATCTGGGTGGCGCTGGTTGCACTGTTTCTCCCATTGCTGCATCCCGGCTATACGGTCGCGCTCGATGTAACTCAGTTGCGGGCGGATGCCTGCAGCCGTCGCGCGTGGCTTCGGCTCGTACACGTCAGACCATCCGCCCTTGATCGAATTTTCCAGCGCTTCAATCGGATCGTGCCCAGCATCACGGAATTTCGTCAGCGTCTTGATCACCAGCCCAAGCGCAAAATCAGTGTTCGCCGCTTTCTTCTTTTTCCGCGTCTCCATGAATGCGGCCCATGTCTCAGAGGGTATCCAGTCTGGCAAAACAAATGGCTCTGATTGCTTGCGTGGCTTTCTTGTCGGTGATTCGTCAATCACCTCGTCGGTGGTTTTCTGATCACAAGCCCCCACTGGGGGTATGGGGGTATTACTCAAGGAATCAGGAATCAGAGAATCAGGAATCAGTAACAAGGAATCAGCAAGATTTCCACCGTCTTGCTTCGGTGGATGCTTAGGCTCTAACGGAGTTTTAACCGTTAAATCTCCGTTAACGTCAGGAATAATCGAGGCTTTCTCGGTGTGATGTGGGTTCTGATGCCGTGCCCAGTTGGTTATTTTGATAAACTTTTCACCTGCCACCTCATAGCGCTGAATGAATTTGCTTCGATCCAAAGCACTGAGCATTAAATCAACGTCAAGGTTATCGGCTGGAAAGATGTCAATCTTGATCTTCTTGGGGCGATCTTGTAGCCGGCCTTCGCGGTCTGCGATTGTCCACAGGCCAGCGAAAAGAAGGCGCGTGGGAAAATCCAGCTCTACCAAATCTTCATTGGTGAAAAAGCCGGGCTTAATATTGCGTGAGCGTGCCATAAATTTTTACCTTTGCTACCTTGGGAAATGAACTACCGGCAGGCTAAGGTGGCGCTTTTCGCTTGGCTCATGACTTCCAAGCTATCCGGGTTCTAGTTGTGATTTTACCCCAAAAGCGCCGATGTAGCAGCCTTAGACGCAATCAAACCAGCCAGCCATGCAATGCCCTTCGGCGTGAATTTGGCGCTGTTGTAGGCGTGCCCTGTGTCTGATGCACCAGCCTTGACCGTGAACCGGCCAGCGTCAATGTGGCACTGATAAGCCGTCCACTCTCCGCCCAGCTGGTACATGATCTGGCTGTCGCTCAGGAACTGGCGCAGAGTGGGTTCTTTGATGTTGAGCAGCTTGGCGACTTGCCGGAATCCCTTGAGCCCGGTGGAGTCCACGTAGTGATCGACGAATTCAGCCTTCGGCGCCGCGATTGCCAGTTGCGCCTGCTGGGCTTCGATCTGCTCCGCTTGGTCGGCGGCGAGGCGCAGCGCCTGGGCCATCGTTTGCGGGATGGATGGGGCTTGCTGTCCTTCCAGCTCGCGCCACCGTGCAATCACCTTGCGGCGCAATACTGCGCTGTAGCCCGTCAACAGGGTTTCTGTCAGCTCGCGATTTAGTGCAAATTCAGTCTGCTGCCGGTTCATTGAGTCCAAATAGATGCGCCGAAACTCCGGCCCATCTTCTCCCAGCTCTGAAAGCATGTTTCGAATATCTGTCAGAACATGTTTGTGCTCTTTACCCGTCAGCTCCGCTATCTCGCGGCTGGTCATAGTGGCTATGGTTGTCGTGATATTCATGAAAAGTCCAATGCAAAAAAAACCCCAGCTACCCAATGGAACAAGCACGGAATGACGGTGGTGGTGTGTAATTATTTACGCTTTGGAAACTGTATTGTTGATCCAGTCAGCAAACATTTTTAACTGATCCTGATTTGCATCAGATTTCATTACGTTTGCCTTGTAACTGATTACTTGCAGGTTCCCTCGAACATACCCCTTCGTGTTATCAATTCGATCAATGCTGAAACGTCCAACCAAATCACCTGCCCCATGATGAAGTTCAGTGCCAAAAACTGGGCATCGTATAGGGGCTATGCTTTCTATGTATGAAGCCATCTCTGCTGTTGATGAGAATCCAATTTCCACCCTCCTTAGCTTGGCATTTATCATGGTCGAAGCGACATGCTGGTTCCACTTGTTACGATTGGCGCGATCTTGTTTTGTGATGCCTAATTTACGTCCAAATGACATCGATTCTTTTAGTCGCCTTCTGTCTTGAATAGCTGTTGCGGCGCAGCTTTTGCACTGCTTTGTTTTCCCGCTTTTAAGCCTCGACTCTGGCGCGCGTCCGTAATTCCCGCATGAACACTGGACTAACCACCAGCTGCCTTTGAATGCAAAAGTTGGAGCGCATTTTTCGATAAGCGTCCATCTGTTGAATGAGCGTCCTGCAAAGACTAAATCTTTGGGTGTCATAAAAAAACCTTAAAAAAAAGGTTACACCTACATCCTCCCGCTTTCGCGGGTTGGCCGAGCGGACAGTACCGCCAGGATGTATGTGTAACCTTACTGTAAATACGCGGCCAAGCGTGGCGCTATTTTACATCAAGCCGATGGATGTACGGTCATTGAGCCAGCCATTCAATAATTCGTGGTAGCACAAAAAATCCAAATAATATCCACATCATCGGCCAGAAAAACGTAATGTGAAATTTCATTTGGATTCCTTCATAAATTCAATCACGGCTGCAATATTTCCAGCTCGCACGCCCGGCTCACCTTGCACGCGGCCAAATGGCGGAGTCATGCGGTGGTCATTGATTGCTGCGTGGTCAAGTTGGGCTTGTAGCTTTGCTTCATATTCGGCCAGAGCCTGCTTGCGGGATTCCTGCCAGGTTGTCCACGCCGTATGAGCCGGCATGTATCGGTAGCTCCCATCTAGGATTCTTTCGAGCGGTCTTGGGGATGCATACCACGCTTCAAACGCCTCACGGATTGCATCATTCATTTCATCCCCTCGATAAAAGCCTTGAGTGCGTCAACTTGTCCATGTGGCACCTGCACTGTGATCGTGGTGTGTGTCTGCAGCTTGCGCCATTGGGTGATGAATCGCTCGAATGGGAGGTCGAGGTCTTTCGACGCGCACAAGATGCAACCACCGTCAATTACCACTGATGCGTCATCGGCGATACCAGCCGTGTCCTCTGGCTCTTTTACTCCATCCACTGTGATTTCATGGCCGTCAACATAAGCCTCAGAAACACCCAGGATTCCATCCCAGTTGGCAGTCATTAGCTGCTTAAATTCCATCCCAGTCATCTTCTTCATTTCGTTTCTCCTTTGAATAAATCCAGTTGATCCTCGTTGACCTGCACCGCTACCGACTTCACCGGCTGCGGGACAAAGCCAAACATCGTTTTA